GGGTCTTTTTTTATAAAATCATAAATAAATTTATAGGAAATTGTAAAAAAAATGAAGGCATTCTCTCAGTTCATGGAAGAATCTAATCAGGTTCTTCTTTTACAAATTCAAGAGGAAATTGCTTACCTTGAGGAACAGTTATCTGTTTGTGAAGATGAAGAACTTGCAGAAAGTATTGCAAGTAGACTGAGAGCAGTCAAAAGGAGAGGTGCTAATATTGCCAAAAGAGCTGCTGTAGCAGGTTTGGCAGCAGCGGCAGTGACAGGTGGTGGAGGTGCTGCTAGAGCAGCAGATTTTAGCGGAAATGTTAATGTAAGTCGTGGTGCTCTACCTGCACAAGCAACATCTCAATCAGTAAGTGGTGCTGTTGATAGAGCACTTGCTAACCCAGGACAAGCACAGTCAGCATCTTCAGAGAAAGGTAGAATGAAGACTACTGTGAGTGGTGGTATTAATGTCAGTGGTAGAATTGGTAGTGGAAATAAGAAAGAAAAAGAAAACATAAAGCAAGAAAAGGGTGAAAAACAACAATCAAATCGCAAGTATAGAAGTAAAGCAGATGTATTAAAAGCAAGAGCAGAAAGACAAGCAGAACTTCGTAAAAAGAATACATTCACAACAAAATATAGATATGCAGTTCCTACTGGAACCGGTGGAAGATTTAATACTAGTCAAGCATCTGGTCCAAATAAAGTATCTTCATTCAAACCAGTAGGGACGAATAAAACTGGCGGTAGAGATTTTCAAAGAACTAAAATTGTTGGAGATCCCACAGGTTCGGGATCAACTGGACGCACAGTTGGTTCTAAAAAATATGATAGACTTTTTGGTCCGGGTGGGAAGTACGCACCAAAAGGTGATGGGTCCACAACATATGTGCCAAGTTCCATAGGTAGAGCATACACAGGTCGTTAATAGAATCAGACTTATACACTTATACAAGAGGTCTTTTTTTTTATGTGTAGGTTTATAAATAACGATGCCTTATGCACTTTTATGACACCTCACAAATACGATCACATTTTAATCTATACAAATCCAACCAAATACAAATTCAAAAACAAGCCAAATCCAATCACATACAAAGATCCTAAATTTAAACAACTAAGAATCTATTACAAGTGTGAGAGTGAATATTATAGGAGGAAGAAGACAAAAACTTAATAACCATAAGACCCTCTAAGGGTCTTTTTTATGTCAATAAATATTTGAAAAGTTTATTATGAAAATAGTTGTTGTCGGTGCAGGCAATGGTGGTTCATTTACAGCACTGTTCTTTGGGTGGTATGGTAGAAAGGTAGAAGGATTAGAAGTAGAACTAATATATGATCCAAGTGTAGAACCAGAAAGAGTTGGTCAAGCAACCTTATTAGATCCACCAAAATTGCTCTGGGCAGCAACAGGATTCAACTGGTATGAAAATAATATCCACGCCACATTTAAGAGTGGTATTTTATATGAAGGGTGGGGAAAAAAGAAAGATAAGTTCTTTCATGACTTTCCAGCAGATAGTATGGCAATGCATTACTGTCCATGGGAAATGCAGAAATCTATTTTAGAGTCTGGTCACTTCAAGGTGACCGAGAGTGATGTTTTGGATTTGGATGATATAGATGCTGATTACATATTTGATTGTAGAGGGAAACCAAAAGATTTCTCCGAGTATGATATGCTAAAGAATCCGACAAACTCTGCTATCCTTGCTAAACCCAACTGGGACTTAACACGCACACATTGGAGTAGTCATATTGCAACACCTGATGGATGGACGTTTGTAATCCCAACACATATCGATTCTCCTTCACATGATTACTGTGTAGGATATTGTTATAATAAAGACTGCTCAACCGATGAAGAAGCAGAAAAAAACATGCTGAGCATGTTTGATGTTGAGATTAAAAAGAAAGTAAGATATACAAATTACGTTGCAAAGAAACCTATTGATGGTCGAGTGATTCTAAATGGAAATCGTTTATTTTTCTTAGAACCAATGGAGTCATCATCAACAAATACTTACATTGATTGGATAAAAATGTGTTGGAATTACATCTTTTCATATGGAAAGAAACCAGATCCATCACATATGATTAGAGGTATTATAGAACAAATACAAAACTATGTTTTATGGCACTATCAATATGGATCAAAGTATGATACCAAGTTTTGGGGTTATGCTCAATCTCTAGAATGGGAGGATGATCATATGCAAACCTATATCGACTATGCTAGAAAATATGACTTGCAATACACTATACCAGAATCTTATGGTGGAATGACAAAACCTGCTTTATTTGCACAGTGGCCTGCGTATAGTTTCAAGTGTTGGATGAATGGTGTTGAATAAATAGTCAATATTGTCTTTTAAGGAAATGGCATTTCACATTAAAAAACCCTCTGCACTGATTGCAGACGTTACAGTTTATTATAGAGAAGATAATCGTTGGACAGATGATTTTGAAAGAAGAGTCGTTTACGAGAATGATCCCTCTGCACTCCTTGTCAATGAAGATGGAACGAATGGTGGGTTCACAGGAGCAGTTGTTGTTGATGAAGGTTAATAACAGTGCCTATTAGAAGAGAGCCTGTAAAAAGAACAACGAGTCAGATTGAGAATAGAAATTTTCTAAGTCCAAATGGATTTAGATTTTCTCTTCGCAGGTCTCCTCAAGCTGCATTCTTTTGCAATCAGGCTAATATCCCCAATATGACTTTGGGTGTTACTATTCAACCAAACTATCTGAGACCTATTCCTGTTCCAGGAGATACGATAGAGTTTGGTGATCTTCAACTTAGATTTATGGTCGATGAAGATCTTGGAAACTACATGGAGATTCAAAAGTGGATTCGTGGATTGGGATATCCAGAGAGTTTAAATCAGTTTGAGGATTTAGAAAGTCAAGCAGAAGTATTTGGCAAGTATGCTAATGATAGTGATAACATCTATTCTGACGGAACTTTAAGTATTCTTTCAAGTAATCTTGTTCCTACATATCAAATCTTTTTTAAGGATTTATTTCCATATGATTTATCTACCTTGACATTTGATGCCACTCAGACCGATCAAGAGTACTTTACAGCAGACGTATCTTTCAAGTATACTATATACACGATATGTGATATGCAGGGAACTCCTTTATGATCGATCTTGATAAACTTCAAGAGATGTGGGAAAAAGATTCCAAGATTGACATGGACAATCTACATACTGAATCTACAAATATTCCCACTCTTCATGCGAAGTACTTTGAGTTATATAATACCATATTTCTGATGAGAAAGAAAGCAGAGCAGCAAAGAAAAAATATCCGTCATGAGAGATATGAATATTTTAGTGGCAAAGCAGACCCGGAAGTTTATATAGAAAAACCTTTCCCAAAAAAGATTCGTGATAAAGATACGATGCAAAAGTATCTTGATGCAGATGAGAAACTTTCTTCTGTGTGTTTAAAAATTGATTATTATGATACAATGCTCACGTATATTGAGAGTATACTTAAACAAGTAACCAACAGAACTTATCAAATCAAAAATGCGATTGAGTTCATGAGATTTAATGCGGGGTTGGGGTAATGTATGACACAGATGACGATAGTGAATATTGGTCAATAGAAGTAAATATCCAAGCAGTTCGTTTGATTCATAAAGGATTATCTCAGGCAGTAAATAAATGGTCTGGTGGAGATCCTCAAGAGCAGGAAGATTTGATCTCTATGAGAGATAATTTTTATAAAATGATTCTTGAATATCAGTTCAATAATATGTGATAAATATTCACAGATGAATGGATCTATGTGATTGATACAACAGCAAATCTTGTTATATCAAAATCAAACGAAGTATTTTTAAAAATTAATACTGAACCACATATTGAATATGAACTTAGAGATCACTTTAAGTTCGAAGTTCCTAATGCAAAGTTTATGCCGCAGTATCGTGGTAGAAACTGGAACGGAGAAATCCATCTATATGATATGAGATCAAAGCAGATCTATGTTGGTCTGTTGGATAAGATTGTTTCATTCTGTGAGAACTACGGATACACTTATAAGTTTGAAGACAATAAGTTCTATGGTGCTCCATATGAGGAGAATCAGCACATCTCTATGGAGGGTGTGAAGGACTATATGAA